CGCGTAGCTTCCGCCGAGCCCTTCGCGTCGCCCTGAATGGCTTCCTCGTAATACTCGTCAGCGTAGGCGTAGGCCAGGGCTTGGCCATCGACGAATTGGTAGCCAGGCCAGTGATAAACCCGCCAGCGGCAGCGCATCATCTGCTTAATTGGCACGTCTAGGGCGGTGCCAACGTCGAGCCATTCCGTGCCTGCCGCCAGGGCAGCGACATCGTCAGGCGTGAACCTGGCGAAGTCGCTGCTTGTCAGCTGGCACAGTCGGCGCAGGGCTTTCAGCTTTCCCTCGCCGGGTGGATGCCGGGCCAAGTCGCGCAGGAGCTCCCACGCAATTGGCCCGGCTTCTTCCCAGCTGGTCGGCAGCTCCTGGTAGAAGCTGCCGCAGGTGATGGCAGTCATTAATTGCCCCGTTTCCCGCTGGCCAAGCGGGTCGCGACGTCGAAGCGGCCTTGCAGGTCTTTCACCTGGGCCTCAGTGACCTTCCCCCAATTCGTGACAATGCGATTCACTTTCGTGTAGAGGGCAAGGTTAGCGAGGATAAGGGCGTAGGCTTCAGGGATGATGTCGAGGGCTTCCTCAATGCGCTGTTCCAGGCTGTCGTTTTCCAGGTCGAAATTGATGCCGATGAACTTGATTACGTCTTCTGTCTCGAAGACATCAAGGTCGCGCAGTTCCGCCAGGGCGACCGTGCTGACGGTCAGCAGGTCTTGGTTTTGAGCGAGCTTGAATCCCAGCTCTACCGCCTTGGCGAAGGTGAAGTTTTCAATGAGTTCCTTGATCGCGAAGCTGATCATCAGCAGGAAGGCGAGCACCCGCTTGAGGTTGTCGGTGCCGAGTTTATTAATTTCCTTATTCATGAATGGGGGTATTGTGGGTTACACGGTTCAGGTAATTGAATCGTAATGAACCACAATATGGGCGCGGCCGCAGGTGCAAGGGAAGGACGTTAATGGGCAAAGAAAAGCCCCGCCACGGTTGATCGTGGCGGGGCTTAATTCGGGCATCGTAATTCAACTTACCGCCCGCTTCTTTTCCTCAATAATCTTATCGAGTCGGTCAAGGTAAGGGTCATCACTTAATTCCTTGGGAATTAACAATACCTCAGAGAGGTATCGGTGAAGCGTGGAAAGTGCAATGCGCCGGGTTTCCGTCTGGAAATCTTCGTCGATGGCAACGCGGGCGAGGCTACGAAGTAGCGTCTGTAATGGAGTGTGGTTGTTGTCAGGCATAATAAAGGGAAATTAAGAACACGTTGGATGAGCCTGACAAGCATACTCCCCCTTACGAGTTCGCCCCCATCCTTGCGGGGAGGGGCATCCAACGTGTCGATCTGTTGAGAAATGGGCATAAGAGAGTATGATAGTAATGCTGTCAGGCAAGGGCAAAGATAGAGATTATTAAATAGGCGGTTTAAAAACGTCACAAGGATGAGAAATAAAGGTAGACTATCCATGAACCTTTTCGGCGATAAGGCTACTCCTTTCTGCTACTTCGCAATTAAACAGACGAAATATCGAACAGCTCAGCGAGGTCTGCATTGCCATCGTTGATTTCTGTGAGGGAGACCGTGGCGCGCAGGCTTGTCTGCATGTTGGCGGTGACGGCGGTCAGGCGGTCGATGCGTTCCAGCAGGGCAGCGTTGTCAGCCTGCCCGCCGCCCAGCAGGCTGGCGGGCAACGATGGCGTAGTGTTGGGTGCATTGAATACATCCCCTCCCCTATTGAAGAAAGGAACGCCGCCCCCTGCCACGTTCATATTACTAAGGCGGCGGCGCATGTCGCTGCTGCGCTTGTTGATCACGAAAAAGTCCTCCCCTTTCTCTACTTCGACGAGGGTTCCGTCATCGCCATACAGCTTTGTGCCGCCAGCGCGATGGCTTTTGCCGCCAAAAGTGCCCACCTTTCCACCCCTTTCGAACTTCGTCGATACGATTTTCGCCACGTTGGCGGCGGTGCGGACGCCCGCGAAGATGGCGCGAATCTTTCCGGCCGCGATGATGCCTGGCACCAGGGCCAGACCGGCCACGGTCAGCGATGCGGTAGCGACCTGGGCGGCGGTAGCTGCTGCTATCTGCTGCTGCTCCGCAAAGCCAGCAACGAAGACTTGCCCCGCCTGAAAAGCTTTGATGACCGCCGCATTCTTCTTTCGCGCGGCTTCGTCGCGGCCCAGCAGATCCTCCAGGGTGCTCAGACCCTCAGTGGCAATCGCTGTTTTCTGCTGCTCTAGCTCGGCGCGTAGCTCCTGCTCACGCAGGGATAGCTCTTTGCGCTTATCGAAAAGCTCCTGGTCAATGGCCACCAGCTCGTCTTTTTTCTCCCTGGCCAGGGCAATCTCGGCGGTGGTCCCTTCCCCTAGTATTTCAATTTCCTGACTGAGAATCAATCGTTTGAGGGCCAGCTTGGCAACTGCAAACTGGTCTTCATTGATGAGGTCAGCGTTGCGCGCGTCCTGGGTAATCTTCCCTTGCTCCTCTTCTACCTTGGCCAGGGCGTCCAGCCTCGCGTTGATCCCGCGCCGATCAACGCGGGTAATTTGCTCACCGCCTTCGATGGACTGTACCGCCGCTGGCGCGCTGCGGTTCAGCTCTTTCTCTACGCGCAACAATTCCGTCCGCGTTTCCTCTGCCGCCAGCGTTTTGTTGGCGTTGAATTTCTTGAATAGCTGGAGTTGCAGCACGTATTCCGCTGCCTGCAATTCCAGTACACGTTTCTGGTAATCGCTTTCGCTGATCTCCTCACGAAGGCGTTGCTGTTCCGCGAGCTGGCTTTGGATGTCGAATTTTTCTTTGAGTCTTTTGAGGGCTTCTTTGAGCGGGTCGCCACTGCCAGGCCCGACTGGTCCGTCCGTCACTGTTCGGTCCGAGCCTCTTGGGTCGCCAAGCGTTAAGAGGTCAAGGCCCAGCTTTAAAGCGGCTCTGGTCGTTTCGTCAAATTCCTTTTGTAGCTCTTTCTGAAGTTTTTGGTTTGCCTTGACCGCTGCCCTTGCGCCGCTCAGTTGGCGCGAAGCAGCTTCTTCTGAAGAGTTGTTGCCCGCAAACTTCTGGTTTCGTACCTGGTTTATGTCTGCAAGTTCAGCAACTCTGTTGGCATTTTTAAAGGCGACAGTTAATTCGTCGGCGAGCTGAAGCTCTTCGCGGCTGACTTGAATTTGCTTTTCCTTTACTGCTACGAACGCTTCCTCCGCAGCCAGGAGAATTATCTTTTTTTCAAAAGCACGATTGGCCAGTTCCTGCGCTCGCTTGATCTCTCCCAGGCTCGCTGTTTCTTGCAGCATGTTCGGCAGCAGGTCGCCGTATCGATCGTTGATTCGCGCGATCAGTCTGGCCCGGTTCTCTGTGCTGATGTTGCCCCGCTCCAGGGTGGCTATTTCTTGATTGAACGCTACTTGCAGCAATGCCGTGCTCTGGCTCAGCGTCTTCGTATTGTCTGTCAGATTGACGAACATGCCGACCAGCTTGCTGACCTTATCGACTGCCCCCGCGATGATCCGGCCAAGGAAGCCCTCGCCCAGGTTCTTCAGCAGGCGCGTAAACTGGTCGGTCAGGTTGCTAATCTTCCCGCCGAGGGTCGCGCTGATGGCGGCGGTGCTCCCCTGTACGCCCTCCAAATCACCAAAGCCAACAATGGCTTGCAGGATAGCCTCCTGGGTATTCTTGATTTCCACCGTCTGGCCCTTAAAGGAGATGGCAATATCATCGCCCGCCTTCTTTCCTTTTATGCCGAATTCTTTCAGGCGTTCAAACTCGCCCGTCGTTGCGTCGAGCACAGCCTCAGTCAGCTGGTCGAACCCTTTTCCCTGGCTGGCTGCGATGTCGCCAAGCTTCGTAAGTTCTAGCTGCGTGGGTTTCAGGCCACGATTGACCAGCTTAACGTAGCTTCCTATTAGTTCCTCCACCTGAAAAGGGGTCCTCGCTGCGAAATCCTGCAGGTCGTTGAGGGCAGACTGGGCTGCGCTTTTGCTGCCCAGGGAGTTGGTCAGCACCGCCTCGAACTTCTGAAATAATGCGGAGGTGGTGGCAATCCGGGAGAGCACCGCGAACGCCCCGCTAAAGGCCGCGACAAAGCCCACGATGGCCACCTGACCACGCTTGAAAAAGCCGAGCAAGCCGCCCCCATCTTCCTTATTCATTGCGGCCACTACCCCTCGCGTGCGCGATCGCGTCGTCGCCAGCTGGTCGTTTATCGCCTTATATTCTTTTTCCAGCGCAGCCACTTGGGGTGCGCTTGCTGGTAGTTGGTCGAGGATGCGGCGCAGTTGCCGCGCCCTGGAGATAAGTTGGTCTGGCAACACCTTCGTCAGGTCAATCCCCTCCGCTTTCTTCCCTGCTGCCTCGATGCGGGCCATCACCTCCGCGACGCCCTTGCCTTCCTTCTGTGCTTTTTTTAGCTCATTGGGTAGCTTTTCCGTCTCCATCAGGGTTTTGGCCAGGGCGCGGCTCTGGTCGGTAATGAAGGAAACTTCTAGCTGATACTTGTCGGTAGTTAGCGCCATGAAGCTAAGGTGGCGCGGCCGCAGGTGCAATAGGAAGGACGTTAAAAAGCAAGGTGATCAGGTTCGCCCCCGCCCTTTCGCATAGCCACGCAGGGCGCGGATGCTGCTACTGTATTCCCGATCTTCCAGCCCCGTGCTTAGGCCAGCCCTCAACATCTGCGCCACCTCGTCGGGCATATTTGCCGCGATGCTATTGTACAGGCCACCGACGCCCCGAATGCGCGCCTCTTTCGATTTATTGTACCACGCTTTTCGGCGGTACTTGCCTTTCGCCCTTTTCTTCACGATGCCGAAAGCGACGTAGCGGAGAACATCTTCTGGCCGCTTAATTAGTTTCCTCGATTCCAGGTAACCCTGGATAAACTTCTCTGCCAGTCCCTTGCGCTCCAGCCAGATCATTATTTCCTCGACGTATTCGCGTCCCCCAGCGGGCGGTTTCATGCGTCTCATGTCGATGAATCGGCCGGAGCTGTCGAACTGGATGGCGATGGTTGCCGCAGCCTCCCCTGCTGCTGGCAGTACGGCACCGATCAGGCTACGCACCAGATCGCCTGTCACTTCTGACTTTCGCGCGCGCAGCTTCGAGATGCTATCCTGGACGAACTCAATCGTCCATGTCTCTGCTGTCGTGGTAATGTACTGGGTCAGCGCATCCATTACTTCCTTATTTTTTTCTTCAGGAGTTCCATCACCTCTTCGCCCACGTCGACGCCCGTGATGCTGTAGATGTTCTCGAAGTTACTTTTGATCTCGGCCACACAAATGGCGAAAGCAGGCAGCCAAGCCAGATCGAAAGATGGGAGAAAGACCACGCTCATGCCATGCGCCAGCATGATGGCCAGGGTGTACATCGTGATCTTTTCCACAGTTCTGCGAAACCCCTTCGACGTAATTATTTCCTTGCGCCGTCGTGCTGCCTTCACACCAGAATACAGGTCCGCCAGCACCAACGCAAACATCAACACCAGGAACGGCCAGAGCGGAGCGAGGAATGAGAGCACCCACCCGGTCATGATCGAAAGCGCACCCTGCCAGAAAGGGGAATCGAAGATTCGGGAAAGGTTCAGGAGTAGGATTTTGCGCACGTTTATATTTTTCTGCAAGGTGGCCACCCTGCGCCTGGCGGTAGAAGGACGTTGATGCAGAAAAGGAAGCCCTGCCAGCGCGAGTGGCTGGCAGGGCTTAGGGAGCGGTGGTGGTTTAGAGGGATCGGAAATAGTCGCCTTCGTCGATCTCTTCTCTGTTAATCTCTTCTTGGCCACTCATGGATATCAAGAGAATGTCGTCATCAGATTTTAACAAGACTCTGCTCAGATTCCAGTCGCCACCGATATAGGGCCTGGTTCTAACCCAGTCCCCCACCTCCAGCTCATCGAAGAGGCTTGTTGAGGAGGTAGGTTTTTCCGTGATCGATGGCGCGGGGAAGTATTCAGGGTGTTCCTCCCTCAGTCCCTGAATGACGAGGTGGATGATGCTATCCATTTCGTCTTGGCCGAGGATCAGGCCGTGCTGTTCCTCCATGTGGTTGTACAGTTCTTTTTGATCCAGCATATTGGTTTGGTTTGTGCGGTTGCCCGCTGGCTAAAAGAATATAGTTA